GAACCCGCACATCTTTGGGTTGAATTGATGTAACAATAAATCATAGAACGATAAAATGAATAAACGACATTATGAACATACGTTACCCAATATACGAGGGAGTTTATCGAATACTTACAATGTAATACGGGTAATCCATTTCATACCTATTATTATATGTCCGTGAATGAATGTTTTTGTAGCGGTACGGCGTTGTACGTCAGACTTCCGTAATTGATGTACGATAGTCTTCGCAACCAACCGGCGCGGAAAACTTTCTGTGACGGGTTGCGCCTTACCAAATTTTCTATAAACTCTTCCCGTTTCCGCTTGATCAGGTCGAAAAGCTGGCGCGGTTCTTGTGCGTTGATGACGGCTAAGGTCTTTTCCCCTACAATTCCATCAACGGCTACGCCTAACAATTTCTGCACGTTCGTAATTCCGTGCTTGCCGCTTCCCCATACCCAATCTACCACAATGTTTGCGACTGATTGGCTTTCTATCCGGTCGGCTTTCCACCTGTCCCAATAGTGCGGCTTCATGACACGGCTAACCGCGTCTTCCTCTGTAATCAAACGCAAGTCGCTTACGTCTATATCCCCGTCGCCGTCCTTATCGTAGCCTACTTGCTTCCATGTGGCGATGGTTACTCCTTTGTTCGTTGCTCCTCCTTTGTCGTTTGGATGGTTTGAAAATCCGCCTTCCCAACTTAAAATGAAGGGTGCTAAAATTTCAATCTTTGCCATTGCTGTTTACTTTTTCGTTAATATGCTCTTTGTTAATACTACGCTTCCGCTCTGAAAGGGCTTTGTTTACTCCACCTCCTGCCATGTATGCGCCAACGCAAAGAAGGAATATACCCAACCCTTCGAGGTCGGTTTCCAAATGCCCGTTACTGCACACATCCCACACGAGGCAAAAGCAAACGCAAAGCCCTATCAATGCGCCAACCAATACGGAAAGCACGAGGGCGAAACTCTTGCTACTGTCATAGCTGTTAGCCCTTATTAGGCTTTTCAAGTATTCCGTTATCCTCATTGTTCCTTTCCCTTTGGCTGTCTGTTGCTTCTTCCGTGTCGCCTTCTTTATAGAAAGCATCGTAATCGCCGTTCGCAAGTTTTTTTAACCGGCAATAAGTCCGCTTGGGCAAACGCCCTTTGAAACATTCATCATCGGGTCGTACACAAACATTGTGTTCCGCTTCCTTCAACGCGAGCCGCAATTCGTTGTTTTCGCGAATTAGGGCGTTATTCTCTCGCTCCTGTTCGTGCAACTGAACATACAGCTTATCCATGCGCCCGTTAAGCTCCTTAATCTTTTGGTCTTGCTGTTCTATCCGCTGCTGCAAACTTTCTACAAGTTTTTTCATTACGCCCAACTCACGTTCTTCTTTCTCAACTTCTTTAAGCCCGGCTTCCGCCTGTGCCTTGCGCCTTTCCGGACGCATGAAGAAAAGGAACTTAATCAGACTTATGCCGCCAAGTGATGCGACTATGCCGACAATCACGTTTACCGTTTCTGTTAATGTCCCCATAGGCTTATGCGCTTTCGTCCAATCCTACCGTAGCAAGGTCATCCCTTACCATCTGCTTTATCTCCGCAACGTGCGCGAGGTAGGTCTTGTAGTCGTTTACGGCTTTTTTCTTGCGGTCTTCGTCCGTTTCTATTCCCAACTGTGCGGCGTAGTAGTCGTTAATCAAAGAAAATTCTTCGGTTTCGTCTATCTCGCTGCGTATGATGGCGCGTGTCAAGTTCTCGTAAGTCGGCTTTTCCCACACCTGCACAGTATCGTAGTCGTAAACGGTCTTTTCGCCTACTTTTTCGTCTTCTATCTTTCTTTCCGTTACGTTGTAGTTGTAATGGAACGAGCCGTTACCCAAATCTTGAATAATAGCCGGTCTAACGTTTGAATTTGATTTCATAAGGTGAAATTTTATTTAACTTGTTAATAAAATACTCGCTATCGCTATGTTTCGCCCAGCCCCACCACGCGGCAACGGCTTGCATAAACTGCGCTTCGCCTATCGGCTTCTTACGTTTCCTCAACTTGGCTACCTTCCGGCAAAAGTTCTGTTTGATACGCTTTCTTAGCCGTGTTTCGTTGTGGTAAAACACATAACCCAAAAAGTCAATGCCGCGCCCGTGCCGGTCTTTGTGGTCTTTCGCTACCGGGAAAATCTGTTTGTTGTCTTTGACAAACAGATTTAGTTCCGTGTTCAAATACCGTTCAAAGTCGGCAAGCAAGGCACGTAATACCCTTTTGTCGCTGTGCAATACTACAATATCGTCGGCGTATCTGAAATAATACCTTACGCGCTTGGTTTCCTTAACCCAATGGTCAAAGTACGCAAGCATGAGGTTTGCTAAGAATTGGCTTAGGTAGTTGCCGATGGGCAGTCCGTCCGCGCTATCTATTATTTCGTCAAGAAGTCTAAGTAGCCGTGTGTCCTTAATCTTCCGGCGAACAATCCGTTTTAATATAGCGTGGTCAATGGAAGGGTAAAACTTCCGTATGTCAATTTTCAGACAATAGGCGCAACCGGGTTTGTCCCGGTCTATCACGTGCCGTAACTTGTCCGCTGCCGCTTGTATTCCTCGCCCTTTGATGCAACTGTATGTGTCCGCCGTGAATATGGACACCCATACAGATTCTAACACGTTCATTACTGCGTGGTGTACAATGCGGTCGGGAAAGTACGGTAGTCTGAAAATCTCACGTTCTTTTGGTTCGTAAATAAAGAAGGTGCTATATTCCGAAGTCTTGTAAGTTCCTGCCTTCAATGCTTCGTGCAAAGCCAAAAGGTCGGCTTCGGCGTGGCGGTCATGTACCTTAACGCCGTAGGTGTTAAGTTTGCCCTTACGAGCCCGCTTGTCTGCGAGCCGTAAGTTTTCCAAACTTATAATTTTATCGTATAGGTTGCCCAACCTTTTCATAACTTGCTTTGCTGATTAAATGGGGTTCTTCGGTTTCCCTACCAAATCCCGTTAATGTTTACTGTTTTCCGCCTTTTTGTCGGCGCGGTCTTTGTCCTTATATTGCTTTACAAAAAGTATCAGTATAGCTGAGAGCCGATGCTCGCAGCCGTAAACGAAGCCGCGCCATACGCATGCGCATACGAGAGCCCGGCATTCGCGCCGTTATTCGCGTTACCACCGAACAAGACACCCGAAGAACAAACAACCGTCATATTTTTACTCAAAGTAATAGCGTGTTCCGCTTGCTCTCATCGTAACCCGGCGAGGGAAAGCGTTCCGTTTCTTTATCTCCTTCAAAACGTACTTTATTTCGCTTGAATTGGTAAAGAACTTTTCGGCTTCGCTGTCTTTGTCATCCCGGTTCTTCTTTATCTTCACTAAGAAGCGTTCCGCGCCGAATTTCGTTTTAACTCCTTCTATGAAGTCGCAAACCCAAAACGTAAGGTTGATTAATTTCTGCTGGGTCGTTTCCCTGCAGTTGAAATGCTTGTTTCCTTCGTCTTGCGGAATTGCCAAAAACGACAAACTGCCGTCATCTTCCTGCTGTTCCTTCCGGGTATTGTTATTTTCGTTCATGACTGAATTTGTTTTTAGTTCTGTTATACCCCAACCGCCAATAATGGCGCGGCGGTTGGGGCGTGTTTTCTGTTGCCGTTTCGTGACGTAATGCTACGCCGGAATAAAGCAAAGCCGAGAGCCGACGCTCGCAGCCGTAAACGAAGCCGCGCCAGACGCACGCGCATACGAGAGCCCGGCACCCGCGCCGCGACTCGCGTAACCACCGAACAAGACACCCCTCATAGCCGCTCCGGAAGCCGGTATATTGGTATAGAAGTAGTCCGCAAAGTGGGTTGTAGAACTTGCGCCTACCTCCGTCGGCATAATGTCGCCGTGTTCGCCTATCATCATTCGCTTAACGTACCCCTCTTTTCTCGGCAATTCTCCGCGCAAATCGTAGTCGTTATAACTACTGTCTTGGAACTTGGAAGGGTCTAAGCAAACGTAGAACTTCGATAAAGCTCCGTCCGTGTCGCTCTGTATCTCGCACTTGCAGCCGTCCGTCCACTTCCACAAATGCCCAAACGGGTTTTCTACACCTCGATAAGAAGGTACGTTTACCTTGGTTACTACCCCCGTGTCGTATTCGTCCGGCATCGTGAACTCAACTACGCCGGTACGGTTTCCTAAGCTGTTGGTAAATCCGCAAGGAACAAACGGGTAATAACCGTTGTAGTTGTTCCATTTCGTACTGTTCAATGTGGTAACGCCGTCTCCCAATCCGCCTTGCTTGTACCCTTCGCTTGTAGGTTCTGCGTTGTATGCGGCTTGGCAGTTCCGGTTTGCGTACTCAATGACGTAAAGCCAATACATAGCCACTTGCGCGGCGTATAGGTTGCAATTCCAACCGCAACCGTTAAGCCCGGCTTCGCCCCTGTTCCGCGCGTACTTGCGGAAGTTGGTAAGGCTTGTTTGTGTTGCCGGAAGTCCTAACAGGCTTCTATATGTACTATCCCACGCCGAATTGTTGTTACCTCCCCGGAAGTTGGCGGTTTTGTTTACTACGCTTGCAAGTTTCGGCGTTGCGCTTGCCGTCCGGTCTATGGTCGCTTCGTATGCGCTGATGTACATCTTCGGCACTTCGTGGAAGCCCGGAAGGTTGTATAAGGAAATAAGCGCGGTTATGATTGTTCCGTCAAACTCGAATTTCCGGTAGTGCTTCGGTATCTCTACCATAACTTGTCCGGTAGTTCCCGTAAGGTCTGCCGTTGCGCCTGTATCTGTCTTGGTGCTGTCTGTCGGGTGCAAGTATGTTACTACTTCGCCGCTGTCGTTAATCAAGCAGCGGCGCATCAATGACTGCACCGGCAGCGTTACGTGCAATTCCGGTCGCCCAACTCTCGTTAATGCGGTGTCCGCTACATTCACGTCAATTTGCACTCCGTAATAGTAATCGTAGGGAAATGCTGGCTTCGTGTTGCCAATGCCTATAAATATGCCCATATCCAAATGTTTTAATAGCCCCAAACAAGGGCGGTTGCTGAACTCGTTTTCTTAATCTCTCGTATGATTTCGGGATTCCATCCCGTTTCAAACCGTGTGCTTATAAATTCCCCTTCGGGCATCCCCCAAAGGTTCACTTCAAGCGTTACCGCCGTTTCGCCGTCGTTCTTCAAGCAAAAAGGCGTGTCCATCCGGAAGTTTCCGGCGGAAAAGTCCACCGTTCCGGCTACCGATATTTGTGCGCTTACTAAGTCGCCGTTTCTGTTCTGCATAATTCTATACTTTAAGTGTCCTACAAAAGTACCAATAAGCAGTATTAAGTTGATACGTTCGCTAAGTGTTGGCGAAGTGTTTGTACTCCGAAGCCGTGAAAATCGGGGTACAAACCACTTTTACCGCTTATTCGCCGTGATTTCTATATGTTATTCCCTTATGTTGAGCAAGTATGCGTAATAACCGCTGCTTCCGTCCCAAACTAAAAGAAATTCGCGAATATCGCCCTTAGCCATGTTCCATTTATTGGTATTGTTGTTGCCGTTATTATCCATCATATATGGGTAATAGGTGCTGTTCATCGCGTTACCTCCCGAACTGTTCTTTACGAAAGTATTCCTACCACAAACGTAACCTGTTTGCGTACTTGTTCGGTCGCAAATAATAACTACCCGTACTGCGAACGGCGTAGAATTGCTTATACCTAACATGGTACAAATAGAGTCACGTCGTGGTAATCCTATACCCGAATTACTGTAAATAAATCTCGGCATCAGCTTGAACAAAGTAGGCTTCGTAGCATCGCCGGGTACAAGGCAATTATTAGCGGATGGAGTGAGCTTGGCTATCCCGTAATCTACGACGTAGCTATTACAAACTACCGCTCCGTTGCTTACGATTCCTATGTTGGTATTTGCACCTGAAACGTTGATAAGTATTCCGTAGTTTGTCCCGTATGTGTTCGGCGTATTGTTTGTAAAACGCCCTACACCTACAACCCCCGTTGAAGCAGGAAGCACGTTTGTACCTATGGAAGCCCAACGGTAAGAGTCGGAAAACTTTATAAAGCTGCTATACAAAGAAAATCCGCTTCCGGTTGTTGCCCCCGAAGACGAAGCTACGCCGATTCTTCCGCCTGCAATCGCAAAACCGCCTATCGTTCCGGCGTTGGCATAAATCGTTCCGGTTATCGTTCCTTTGGTGGCTACAAAACTTCCGTCCTGCAATACCCGGTATGGTGCGGTATTCCGGTTTCCGTAGCTGGCACCAGCCCAAAACCTAACGCTTGATTCCGCCGTTCCATTTCCCGTAATGCCTGCCTTTATACTTTGGTCATTTCCTGCAAGCTGCACCGTTCCGGCGGTTACTATTCCACCGTCTATTACGGTTTGTGTGTTGTCGTAATAAACGGCTTCTACCCAGTCGTTGGCTATATAGCTACCCGAAGTTCTTGCCCTTATGCAACGTTTCAAAATCCCGTCTGCCTTTCCGCCTGTCAGCCAAAGGTCGCCAATATCGTAAGGAGGTCGCGGCGTGGAAACAAAAACGCGTCGTTTCCCGTCCGCCGTGTCCTGTGCTTTGCTCGCTGCTTCGTATGCATCTATGGCTTTTTGGTCTTCTATCGTAGTCCATGCGTAAGATGAACTATACCGCTTTAATAGCTTGGTCGTTGAACTATACCACATATCGCCTACGTGCTTTTTCTTCAAAGCCGTAGTAGTCCATGCGCTTGCCGGGTCGGAAGTCTGAAACCAACTTTCTATTTTCCCGTCTATTTGGTTCGTCAAGTCATTGACTTTCGGGTTAAAATTGTTGTTTATAAAGTTAGTCAGTCCGCTATCGTCCGTGTACTTGCAAGCCTTTACCCAATCTGATGCATTGTAGCTGCCGGAAGCTCGCGCGGTTCTGCAACGCATAATGTCGCCTGTACTTCCTTGTACCCATAAGTCGCCAACGTCGTAGGGTGTTGTAGGCGTTGATACGAATATGCGCCGTTTTGTTCCTGCAAGTTTCAAAGCATCGTTAGCAAGTGCCAACGCTTGCGCTACTTCGCTGTCCTGTAATTCCTGCCAACTGTAAGTATTCCCGTTTTTTACCCAACGGAAGACCTTACCCGTTTTCGTATTATAGAACAGGTCGCCTAAATGCTCATCTTTCAGCTGCGTGGTATTCCAATTTTTCGCCGGTGCGTTGCTTGTGGTCGGGTCGTATTCTTCAAAAAATTGCTCTATCTGCCCGTCTAACTGCGATTGCATTTCGTTCAATATGCCGGGCAAGGTATTGTTTATATAGTCCTTTACCTCATTGGCTTTGTCATCAACGTCCGTAACGTTTACTATCGTGCCGTCGTTCTTTACGAATTTTATAACGCCGCCTATTTCGTCATTATCCAAATCGAAGTAGCACTTTCCGCCGCCGCTGCTTTCGATGCGCCCTGTGCGGATGAAACGCCCGTTTACGGTACTGCTTCCGTAAGTAAGGCTTACAAGCCGCCCCGGATTCTTCCCTCCTGCGTCCGTTACCACCGAATTAAGCACACCTACAAGGAAATTGTAATACCCGGCTTCTCCATCTACCGTTCTTGCTCCTTCTACAAGTATAATGTTTCCTGTATCTCCGTTTATCGGACATCTTGCGTAAATGTAAAATGCCGCTGCCGGTGTTAGCCCGGAAAAAGTAGCCCCTTCCAAAGCCCAATACTTCAAGCCGTCCGGGTCTATCGCGTAATGCACGAGCGTACCGTTTGAAACGTATAGTGTATTCGCGTCCCCTCCGTAGTTGGGTTGGAATATGATGTTTTGCAGCGTGAACTGCGTACTTTTCGCCCCTACGCTCAACATCTGCGTTTCAATGGAAAGCGGTTTTATCTTCTCGCTGTAATAATCGCCTTCCGGGTCGAAAACCATATTTAGAAGTTCCTGCGTAGCTTTCCACCTACGCCGCGCTTTTGCCGGGTCTGCAAGATTGTTTATTCTAATTATTTCGTCTATCTCCTGCAACTCGTTCCAAACGCGCACTGTCGTAGTTTTGGTTACTGTGTCGCTCAGCGTGATGTCGTAGCTGTGCGGCTTCAACAGGTCGCGCTCAATCTGCGTAATCCTTACGGCTTTGTTCACGCCTATTTGCTCATCCTCAACCTTTATAAAGTCCCCAACGTGCAACACTTCCGTTTCAATATCTTTGCCCCACATCTTGATAAAGAAGCCTTCGGTAAGTTCAAGTTTGTAGCTTACTTGCGGCTGGCTGACGGTCGGGAGGTATTTGCTCCCTTCTTCTTCCAAATCTTCTTCGGCTTTTTCTATGTATTCATCCGGTAGCCGTATGTCCGAAATGCTGTATTTGTCGCCTACTGCTATTTGAAAAGCAGCCGAAGTTTCCGACGGGAATACCGTACCGTTTTCGTCTTGGAACTTGTTTATAACGAAAGTCTTTGTAGCGTGGTCGTAACTATGCATGTCAAACTCGTAACCTGCAAGTCCACCGCTTTCAAACTTTATCTTCGCGCTTGTGTCGCCTATGAGGTATTTCGTAGTTTTCCCGTCCGGTTCTTTCGCGTTCAAATCAAACATCGTGTTGTCCGCGAATGTGATAACATCTGCGCCTAAAGCTGTAACCGTACCCACGCGCTGCGGCTTTATGTCGTAAACCTTTTCTCCCTCTTTGACACCGTATAACGCGATGGCGTTTTCATCGTCAATATATGAAGTAAGGCGCGTAGTTCCCGGAAGGCACAGCCGGGTATGTCCATAGTTGCTCCTTAAATTTTCCGTACCTCCGTAAACAAAAAGCCGTGTTACTATCCCGGAATTGTTTACGTTCTTTCGTTGCAGCTTGTATAGACCTAATCCGCGCCCATACTTCAAAGTAAAAGTGTGTGTTATTCCTACTTTCGCTTTGAAATTGAGCGTGTATTTCTTTCCATCGGTAGTTATCTCAAACTCTACCCCGTAATTGCTGCAAAGTTCCTGTACGACTTGAAGGCAGTTTTTCCCGGAATTGGTAATGTTCTTGTATTCCGTGTTTTCCGGGTATTCTCCCAAAACCCACTTACCCGGAAAGATGCGGTTTATGTTCCACATCAAAACCTGCAAATGCCCTGCAAGGTCTGAATAATAGGTTTCCCCGTATGCATCTTCGGGCAAATGGTAGTGTGCATCGATTAAATCGTACTGCAATCCTTCTAACTTCAAATCGTAGGTGTAACGGCGTTCCCCTTCTTTTGTCGGTTCGGGCAGTTGATTCAACTTGTACGGTTTCCCGTATAGTAGTATGTGGTCGCCTATACCAAAATTCAAAGGGACAGCGGAAGTTAGGGAAATGCTTACAATATCTTCCGAAAGCAAGGCGGTTTTTTGCGCCGCCTTGCTTACACAGCTTGCATTCTTCCGGCTGAATAACGGTATTTTTGTCCCGTCTGCCTTTATAATTACAATTTGTTCCATACTATAATGCCGTTCGTGTCGAAGTCTGTTATTTCCTCAATTACTCCGCCTACAATGGCGTAATATATTCCGTTTTCTGCGTAGGTATGCTTCAAAGCGTTTTTCCCGGTACAATCCCCGTAAACATCTTCGCTTATCGTGCCGTCCCCCCAATAGACATTAACCATCTTGTCGCTTTTGAACTCTATCGTAAGTTCCGCGTTTGAAGCGTTCAGCCGCAGATGCCTTACCACCCGTTTAACCGGGTCGGGTTCTTTCAACTTCAAAGCGAAAGTTCCTATCATCTTATCATCGTGCCAACGCTTCGAGGGTGCTACCCCGTCTTCGCAATATACCTCAAAAACTAACGGCTTGGTCGGGTGTATTGAAATCATAAGCCGTTGCGTTCCGTCTTGTCTGAAATGCTCGTACAGTCTGTTTACGCGCTCCGTGAAGTCCATCTTTCCGGTTGCCCTTAGCCAACAGTTCAACGTTATTTCCCTTTCTTGGTATCGCTTTGCTGTCAAGTCTATAACCTTGCCGTGATAGTCTGCCCAATCCACGGAAGCAGGCGTTTTTAACTTCGGAAGGTCAAGCACTCCGGTAGAACTTTCTACATGCAGGTCAAACTCTTTGAAGTTTACACCGTTCAAAAAGTATTCAAGCTGCGAAATGCTGTTTAGTTCTTCCGCTATTTCGGCTTCACTTAACGCAACATTGTATATTTTCAGTTCGTCCAAATCCCCGAAGCCGTAGCCTGTACTATAAACGTCTTGCACCAACGCAATTCCCGTTAGCGTGGAAGGAAGTACCACCGTTTCTATAAGCTGCGTATCTAAGTACAGCCTAACTTGGTTTCCTGCTTTCCGTATGACAAAGTAGCCCCAACTTCCCGGCTCTATGTCTATCCATGCTTCCCGGTAGCCGTTTTCGGTTTGGTCTGTGTTGCAAAACAAACCTATCCGCGTTCCTGTAAAGCCGTCTTCAAAAAGGATGCTTTTTAGCCATGCGAGGATAGTGAAGTTTCCCGAAAGCGTTACTATATTACTATCTATTTCGGCGCGTCCTTTGCCGTCGAAATGGATGCAATTACCTTGCTTCCCGGTTACAAAACTGCTTTCTATTACCGTTGCGTCATGGCGGTTCTGTGCGAAGTCGTAGGCTGTTTGCGAGCCGTTGGCTTCGTCAAACGGTATGTTCAATATCAAATTTTGTTCTAATGCCATAATTAGTTACGTTTATCGATTACTTTAATCCGTGCGTTGTCGGTCGTGCTTCCCGTGTAGTTTCCGCCGTGAAGGAATACACTTACACGCGCCGCGTCGCTTGCTGTTATCTCTACTTCTGCCCGGTCTGCTATATCAACCGTGATATAAGCGTAACCGCTTGCCTTAATGCTGATTTTTACGTTATCACGTGCCCATATCTGCGCTACGTGAAAACCCGTAAATTCTGCTGTGCCTTCCGAAGTCCCGAAAGCAACAACGTTACGCAAGTCTTTTACTTCGATAGGTTCGTTCTTGAATACGCCGTAGTGCTGGCGCATTCCTTGAAATTCTGCCCATAAATCATCCGTAAATTCGTTTTTTAGGCAAAAGTCCAACCCCTTCACAAAGAGCGTCAAAAGCCGTTCTTTTGAAGGCGCGTTTAGAATGTGATTGTACCATTCTTCGCAAATCCCGTTCGCCTTGGCTTCTTCCGCAAGCCTTTTTTTTAGCTGTTGAAATTCCATAACTTATCCTTTTAGTAGTCCGTTATGCCCTGTGAGCGTAATCCATCATCGGTAGGCGTTGAAAGCCTGTTTATAATCCGCAGCAACCTTTCCGCTATCACGCTTATACCCCTGTCCATGCTCGCAAGGTATGTAAGTTGTTCGCGTATGAGTGCAATGCTCGTTACTTGGTTCTGCCTTACCGCGTTTGTCTGTCCTGCTAACAGGTCTATGCTTTCTTGGCTCGCCGTAGCGTAAGCACCGCTTAGGGTTGTCGGGTCGCCTTCGTCTTCTATTTGCTCGAAAAGGTCTTTGTACATGTTCATGGCTTGCTCGAAGTTCCGCCCGGCGGCTTGTATTGCTGCCTTAAACCTTGCTTGCTCTGCTTCTGTCAAGCCGTCAAACGTACCGTTCCCTTCTTCGTCAAAGCCCATATCTTTTTGAAGCTGCTTAATAGCCCTTTGTAACGGTTCTTCCAAAAACTGCAAAGCCAATGCGTTTTTTACGGCATTCTTAATTACGTCATTGGCTACTTCTCCGAAAGATTCCGCCGCGCTTTCCCCATTCTCGAACGCTTCTACAAGCGCGTCCGCTAATTGGTCGGCAAGTTCCGGCGCGGAAGTCTGTGTAATGCTCTGCGTAATCTCGGCTATTATATCTTCAATCTGCCGCCCTATTTCGGCGTATTGCTCTTTCCATTCATCAATCCTGCCCCAATCGGTGTCCTTTTTGCTTTCTTCGTCCCTGATCATGCCGTTTATTTCATTCTGCTGTTGGCGTAGGTTCTCAATCATAGCCGTTTGGTTCTGATAGACCGTTTCGCCCAAAGCGTTATCTACGGCGTGTTCCAATGCGTTGTAGGCGTACCCCAACTTTGTAACTGCTTCTTGATGCCGCTTTATGGATTTTTCCGCTTTCCTGTCCCGGAAGTTGAACAAATCGAAAGCAGAAGAAAGCAAGCCGATAGAGCCTTGAATAATCCCCAACGGGTTGCCGGTTGCTATTCCTGTGGCTAACTGCCCAGCTCCTTGCATAATGCCGCCAATGTCGCCCAATATCGCTTGTGTTTCCTCGCTCATGGAAATACCCATATTCTTTATTCCGCTTACCACGCTGTCAAATGCACCGGAAACAAAGTTTACGCTACTTCCAATATCGCTAAACGTGCTTTTGAACGCTTCGCCTACACTCTTTGTTTCTCCTGTTTCCTTGTTGAGTGCGGCTTTCAATACGGCTAATTGTTCTTCTCCCTCAACTTCAAGCCCTACGGTAAGTTTTACGTTTTCAAGTTCCGCAATTTTCCGGCGCAACATATCAATGTACGATGAGCCTTCTTTAAGAAGGTCGGCGTATGCCGTTTTTGCTGCACCGGCTAAAATTTCGTCAGTGCTGCTTATCGCTTCTGCATATTGCTCGTACTGCTGCTTCTTATCCTGCAATGACTTTACAAACGGGTCATCGCTGTCTAATAGCTTTTCGGCGTTCATAGCTGCCCGAAGTTCCGAAAGGCTGTTTTTTAACGCCAAAAACGGATTACGGTTTTCCAACTCGTTACGGGCTTTCTCTAATTGGTCGTTTATGGCTTTTAGGTCTGCCGGGTTAAACTGCGTGGAAAATGTTATCTTCTTGTTGTTGATGTCTTCAAGAAGTTTGTTTATCGTGCTTGTGCTTAGCCGGGAAAGGTCGCTAAACAACTGATTCCAACTTTCCGTAGCCATAAGCCGTGAAGCTGCAAGTTTGCTTAATTCTTCCTGCTCCTTGGCGTTTATCTGCGTAATCATGGATAAATTGCCCTGCTTTTCCGCTTCTGCGCGTTGCTCGGCATATTTCTGCAAAATCGCCGTTTGTTTCTCTTGGTAACTTTGGTATTCGGTTAAAAGCTGGTCGTATTGTTCGCTTCCGCTCCGGCTTTCGTATTCCTTCCGTTGCTTTTCCAATGCGGCTAACGCTGCTTCTGCGGCTTTTCTCTCCTGTTCGTTGCTTGCTTCCGCCGCAGACTTGCTTAGAAGTTCACGCTTCCGGGCGTAGCTTTCTTCAAACTCTAATTTTTCCTGTACATAGCTTGCGTATTCCTGTAACAATTCGCGCGTTTCCTGCTTAGCCTTTGCCTTTGTGTCTTCTTCCGCAACGTCCAAAATATCCGCCTTCGCGTTATCTACGTCCGAATTGTCGCCGCTCAGTTCTTCCCTCCGGCGTTCTATCAATGCTAATTGTTCGCTTACGGTTTGGCACATAGAAAGTTCCCTTTGTAGCTGCGCGTCAAAATCCGAAATAACGGCTTCCTTCGTTGCGTTTGCTATTTCGTTGTTTAATGTGGCTATGTTCTTCAAGTCGGTAGCCGTTTTGTTCGTCTTGCTTGAAATCTCATCGCGTATGTTCTCCAAATAGTCGAGGTAGCTTGTCCCTTCTTGAAGTAACGCGGCAAACTCCGTATTAGCCGCCTTGCGTACCGTTTCGTCGGAACTTGTTACCCATTTTAGGTACTTGGAATAAAGTGCCTTTCGCTCGTTCAGTTGTTCTGCGAACGGGTCAGTATCTTCTTTACCTCCGCTTTTGTTCCCTCCGCTGTTATAGCTGATACGGTTCAACTCCTTTTGTTGTTCGGCTATTTGTTTGGCAATGTCCGCGCGTTCTGTGTCGGTAGCCGCTTTCTTATATAGTTCCTGCAAACGCGAAAGTTCCTTTTCTGCAGCTTCCACGCTCCCGGCTACCACCTTCCCCGTTTGGTTGCCGATGGATGCTAATATCTCTTTTTCCTGTTGCGTGAATTTGATTTGTTGGTTTACAAGCCGGTCGTATGCTTCTTCGGCTTTTTGCAATTCTTCTTCCGCTTCTTTCCAATTACTGCTTTTCTCCAAAACAACGCCTTCGCGTTTAACTCCGTAGCCGTCCGTATAAGTGCCTTTCTTTGATACATAAGCCTTTGGCGTGGTGTCTAACTTGTTCTGCGCTTCAATGACTTTTTTGTATTTCTCTACGGCTAATTCGCTTGTCGCTGTCGCCTTTGCTCGCAACATCATTGCTTCTACAAACTTCGCGCTGTTGGTAACTAACAATTCTTCCGCTTCCTTCGCGTTGCGCACGGAGTAGCCTAAATCCTCGAATTTGTCGGCGTTATCCTGTACCCACTTTTCGCGCTCTTTCAAAGCCCCGGTAAGGCTTAACCATTCCGCCTGCAACATCCGGTAAGCCGTTACGGGTTCTGCTGCTGCTTCCGAAACCTTGTTATTAAATTCTTCCGCCTGTTTTTTGGCTTCCGCTTGTTTGCTCTGCATCCGGGTAAGAGCCACGATTAGGGCGGTAATTGCCACGGAAAGCCCCAAAGTAAGCGTAGCCATCAATGCTGCCGCCGCTGTGTTGGATATGTGCAAAGCCGCCGCAAGCCGAACGTTTGCCGCTGTTAGCAAGTCTTTTGCCTTGGCTACTGTTACAAGCCTAAACGCGCTATCCTTGTTCAGCATTTGTTCCACCTGCTGTAAACCTATTGTAATGCTCATAAGGCTCTGCACTTTAAGCATTACTTTCTGTAAGTTTTCGTTTTCACCTATAAACAGGCTTGCCGCGCCTTGTGCCGCTGCAAACCCACCGGACAAACCGGAAAGACCGCTAATAAGTCCCTGCATTCCTCTTTGGTCGTGCGCTAAAATGTTGGATTGGTCGGTAGCGTCTTTCCACGCCTTAGCCAAACGCGCGGCTTCTTCCTGCATTTCCCGGAACTCCGCCGTACCTCGTTTGCCTTCCGCTTCCATCGCTACCAATGCTTCCCGGCATCGGCGTAGCTGAACTTCTAAGGACTGTTGCGCCCTCGCGCTCCTTTCGGCTGCTTCACGTTGTTTGTTCAATTCCTGTTCCTCTTTCATCAGCGCGTCGGCTTGCTTTTCCGCTTCGCTGATTACTTGCTGACGCAGGTTTATCTCGCTTTTTAACGTGGCTTGCTGTGCCGCCATTGCCCTATATTCTTCATCGCGTCCTTCTGTGAACGCCTTACCGGCTTTCTGTCCCAATTCTTCGTATTGGGCTTGCAGGTCTTTCAAAGCCGCTTTGTTTTCCTCAAATATGCGGTCTATCGTGGCAAATCCCGAATTTATCACGGCTGCGGTAGCTTCAAAGGCTTTATCTATTCCTTTTCCGTTCTGCACCGCCGACGTGCTGAACTGCTGTATAGCCCTTTTGCTTTCTTCAAGCACTCGGAGCAGTTCCCTGTTTGTTCCCGAAATGTCAAAAGACAAACCGCCGCCTTGTATGTTCATCTATTCAAGTTGTTTATTAGTTTCATTACTTCGTCCGCGTTATCGTCCGTAAGCACTATTTCAGTATCGCTCTTTGTAGTGTCTTCGTCCTCAACGCCGGGCGCGTCTATTAACATCCTCTGTACCGTTCCCCACGGAATACCGTGTAGAAGGTAGTCCAACGTCCAGCCGAAGTGCGCACACACCGAGCCACGCCGTCCGTGTGGACTTTTTAACCCTGTTGCTCTATAAGACTTGTCATCGGGTCGCTTGTGCGTGTTGCGCTCATCAATCTTATAGAGTTTATAAAATCCCCTAAGTTGCTTACGTTGGTTATCAGAATGGCAAGCGTAAGAAGCTGTGAAGGCGTTACGGTATGCTCAAACAAAGAAGCGAGCCGGTTCAAACGCTGTTCGTTCGGCTTTCGCGTAAAGTAACCGCCGCTTTCTGTCACGTCGTAGTATTCTTCGCCCAACACAGCCACCGCTACCACCTTTGCAAGTTTTTTCGCTTCCTTTGCCGCCAACTTCTTAGCTGCACACAAATAATCAGCGTCTTTTAGCTTCGTTTCGTCTATGGTCATTTCAAGCCACAACGCGCTAAGCCTGTCAAGCGTCGATAGCGTAGGTTCTGCAACCCGGAAAACTTTCTTTTCCGTTACCTTTTCGCGTTTCCGAATAAAGCCCAATAATCCCGGCTTGCGTTTCTTGTAGGTTATATCCACGTCAAACGTTACGCCGCTGTTTATCATCTGCCTTAACTCGTTCTGTTCGCGTGTTAGGTTATCCAATTTTTCTTTTTCGTCCATACTCTGTTAAATGAAGAAAGACCCGGAACAAAGTAGCGGGTCTTTCCGGTTAGAACTCGTTTAATTCAAACGGACAAATAGGTTTAAGACCCTGTTTGTTTGGTCTAAGTAGTAGCTAACTTACCTACTGCCATTTTCTTTAATCCGGTCGTTTTCGGTTTCATTACTGTACCGGTTACTTCAATAAGAAGCAGCCCTTTCTTGCTGAACTCTCCGTTAATTTTTGAAGTCAGCTTCATTCGCGGAACTTGGAATTTCAAGCCTTTACGCGGAATGATTATAACGGATTCCTCAACCGAACTTACAACGTCCGGGTAACTCCAAACGTCGGATGCTACTTCGCCGCCAAACAAGCGTTTAAGCGTGTCTAAATCCGGGTTCATGATTGAGAACGTGAAGGTAATCTTACCTTGCTTCTCTACCGTTTCTACCGGATCATCTTCTTCCTCGGCGTAGAACTCGGTCGTTTCCGGGTCTTCCTGCGACATTTTGCAGGTATCTTCGTAAGTCAAGCCGAAAACCTTGTAGTCTGTTTCTACGAAGTCCAACTTAGTGGGTTCGCCTTGCTTGCCCAATATCTTGGAAAGTCCCAATGTAACTAATGATGCCATATCGTTTAATTTTTAATGAATGTTCCAACCTATACGCAAGTTGCGGTAGTGCTGGTAAACCTGTTGTTCTTTAACTACTATGTCGCTCTCTATCCAAAATTCGAGGTCGGCTATGTTCTGCGCTTCCAAATAAGCTACAACAGCGTCGCCAATTTCCCGTAGCCGTTCCCGGCATGCCTTGCGTTGCTCCCGTCCGCGTATCTTTACTTTCTTGTCTGAAACGTAAATGTTCACGTTAGAAGTTCCGCTTTGCGGCTTGTCGTGCGTTACCGTGATAGTGTTAATTACAATATCTTCGGTTTCGCTGTTGTCCGGGCGTTCGTCTTGGGGGCATACAATGCCGGAAACCTTTATTTTCCCGGCTTTAACGCCTTCCGCAATAATCTTATACAGAATATCGTCGGTATCTATACTGCTGCACTTCTTCATTACTTGAACGCATTTTTAATGTTTGTAATCAAGTCTGCTAACTCTCTTGCTATTAGTTTTTCGGCTTGTTTCTCGGCTGATGTAAGGACATCACGCCCTTTGCTTTCAACGTGTACGGCGTAGTTCATACCTGCTACCACAACAAGCGTATAGCCTTCTTTGTGGCTGCTTCCTACCTCCTGCGCCAATCTCAACCCCTCTTTTGCCCCGGTAAACTTTGTTCCTTCCCGGTTTACTTTCGGTGGTACGGTCTCAAATGCGCTTTGTCGTATTTGCACACCGTCTTTGAATACCACGTAACCAACGGAAGAACGCAAGTTGCCCGTTTGGTCTTGCCAGTCTTTGGCGTGAGGTCTTCTTGCAAGCGATACGGCTTCCTCTCCGACGCGGCAAAGGCTTTCGATTATCTGCCTTTCCACTTCGTTAAGGAACGCTTTTAGAACGTTGTCTATACTGCCTTTGAATTTAGCCTTTACACCCATAGCCTACAATGTAACCGCCCCTTATCGAATTTCAAGCATTCGCCGGAAACCCTAACTAATCCCGAAATCTTAGCTTCTTCCATAACCGTTTGGTCAAGCAACGCCGACGGCTCTAACGGTTCTTCCGTTACCGCTATTTCCACCCCTTCGGGTATGCGCTCAACTCCTACCGGAATTTGAACAAGCGAAGAAAACGTAACAAACTTTCCGCTTGCAGTATTTATCTGCGTACCCTTCCCGTTGGTTTCCTCCCTGCATTTGCTATGAAAAGCCCATGCGCTTTCGGTCGTTTCCCAACTCCCGTTAGCGTTCTGCACGGCTTCGCCGCCGGTAGTCCGCTTGTAGAGATAGTGTGGGTATTGGTTGTTTACTACGCTTGTTACCATCTGTTACTTCTGTTTCTGACTTTCGGCGTATTAACCGGCGTAATGCCCAATTCGCCGCAAGTCTGATTATACCAAAACTTGATGGCTTCCCAATTCCACGAAAGCGAATAACCGCCTTCGCTCACGTTGGCAAGCGGAATAATAGAGCCGAACTCAGCACAAAGCGCACGTTTGACGGTCGTAATATCTACTTCCGCTTCTGCGTCCGGGATTAACCCCTGTTGGTTGGCTAATATCAGTTCTATATCTCCGCCCTCAACGCCAAAGCGTGAAACGGTACGGGTAAACCATTCTTTGTATGTCATAAGCTAAACGGATTATGCCGGAAGGCGGCTTTTGCTACCTCCCGGCTTTTAGTTAGTGATTCCAACTTGAATTATCGGTACTCATCAACCACGAGCGCGAAGAAGTAAGCCACGCCGGGAAAGCGTTAGCAATACCCATTGTTACTTCCTCCAACGGTTCTTCGTTCGCAAACTTCTTGATAAGCGTATGCCCGTTCAAAGCCTTTATAGCTACCGAGCCTTGTACGTTCATGTCTGCCGGTTTCTTCCAATAGGTATTGCCCAAAACCTTGCTTTCGCTGAACATTACTACGTTCTCGGTAAACGGGTTGCCGCTGAACGGTCGGCTACCGTCTTCAAGCTCGATAGTAATATCTTGGTCAATAACTACCACCTGCAAGCCGCGCAAGTAAGACAAACCGCGCAAAGCGGTATTTACTTGCTCAACGCTCGGCGTTTGCTGAATACCCAAAGCGTTAGCCGCGAACGATGCGCAAATCTTCTGCACTTCTTCGCACTCTGTGAAGGTTGCGAAAGTGTCAAGCGACATAAAGGCAAACTTCAAGTTATGCCCTTTCTTCTTGGCGGCTCTAACTACTGCCTTGAAGTCTTTGGTAATAGGCTTAGCCGAAGCCGAAGTAGCCCAATTTGCCGAGCCTGTTTGGAAGCCTACCTTTTGGTCTGCCGGTAATTGGTAATCTACGTCGTATTCACTGATAGCCGATACGTTGTTGGTGTTGGTAAGCGTAATCTTTCCCAAAGAGATAGACTGCAACGCCATCCATTCCAAACGTGCGGCTACGGCTGTCCAGCAAAAGTCGGTATCTTCTGCCCACGCTTCAACCAACCGGCGTAAATCCGGGTTCTGTGAAGTCATGGCTACCATGATGTCGTACTCGTTCAGTTCTTCGTCGTTCTTGGTGCGCTTTACCGCAATCTTGGGGATATCTCCTTGAATACGGGCAATAGCTTCGCGCGTCTTTTTATCAACGCTTGCGCCACGCGCTACCAAATCGGCGGCTATCTTTAACCCTACCTGCGTTTCCAATGCCTTCCACGTCAAAGTATAGGTTTCTTTCAACGGGAAAAGCGTAGGGTAGTAGTAGGGCTTCAAGTCGTAAGAATTTACGACGGCTTGCATGTCTTTCTCTACAAGCCCGCGCATTAAAGTTCCTATCATAACCTACTGCGAATTAAATTAAAACAATTCCGGGAAGCGCGGCTTTAATGTCGCCGCTCTGTGCCGGGATAACACTCTCTTTGAACTGCCCAATAGTAACCGCTACTACGAGGTGGTTATCAAGTGCTTTCACTTCGTAGCTGTCGCCTACTAAGGCTTTCGGGGCATACTTAAACGCGCTTGTCGTGCTTGCGCTTTGCGCTGATGCCTGTACAAGTGCGTCGCCAACGTTCACGGTTTCGCCGAGCGTAGTTCCTACGGTAATGGTGTCGTAGGTCGCTTCGGATGTGTCAATGGCGGTAATAGCGTAAGCCTTCGCGCCAACTTTCAGCATCACGAAATCGCCCTTTTTGAAGTGATGCCCTTTCTCTACCTTATAGGCGGTAGCGGAATTATTGGCAGCTTCCGTAACTTTCGCCGTCTTAATGACGTGGTAAAGCCCGGCTTCGCCCTTTCCGATGGCTGTGCCTTCCCTCAATATCCCACCGGGGATAAGGTCTGCGGAACAAACGGTTACACCGTTCGGAATGTCCGCCAAATTATGCGTACAAGCGTGTACTACACGCTCATCTTTCTTGCGGTCAATTCTCAAACCCATTTTGATGCAATTTTAAGTTAGACTTCTTTACCCGTTAGGGTTTTGCTCTCTGTGCGCTCCTTGATGAACTCTGCAACTCCGCTACTAATCCCTTCTTTGTTCACGGCTCCAAATATGGGTTTTTCGTGTCCTTGCAGTCCTTGGTCTGCGCGTTCCTGCTGCAAAGCTGCGATGTCGCCTTGCGCTTCGGTTAGGTAGCTGTTGAAATCTTCGTCGTTGGCAAAGGTGTTGATACGGTCGAAGTTACGCAACATCATTTCCCGTTGTCTTCCCTCTACCTTGGCTTCGTCCAACTTGGCTACAAATAGTTTACGTCGCGAGTCTGCCACCTTATCGGCGTTAAGTGTGGTAATACTGTCTTGTACGCCCTTTAACTTGTCTTCGATAAGTTTGCTAATCGCTTCAAGCGTCACCGCTCCGCCTGCTCCTTCGGGTGGTGTCGGCTGTCCGGTCGGAGGTGTCTGCTTTCCTTTCTCCACGAAATCATACTTTTCTTTAAGGCTGTTTTCGTAGGTTTGGTTAGCCTTGCTAATCTCCGCGTCGGCGGTACGCCGCCACTCCGTTACAAATGCGCTAACCTTGTCGGCGGTAAGTTTATCTACGACTTGATTAGCTTCTTCTTCGGTCGTTACTTGTAAGCCGATAGCGGCTGCCAAATGTTGTAACCCGTCTTTGCGCACGCCTTGGAACTTTGCTACAAGTAGTGCTAAAATTCTTTCCTGTAATTCGTTCATAAACTATTCTTGCTTTAACTTTCTGCAAAAATAGTCGTATTAAAGTAATACTTATATAGGTGGGATGCTTAAACACTTCGCCAATACTTCCAAATAGTTTTAGGTTGTTTCTGCTTGTATTTGCTTGTTGTATTGGCTATTTGTACGCTTTTCGTTTGCGTTATGCTAATAAATTCATATCTTTGTGCCGTTGCTGGGGAGAAATCCGGCAATGAAGGGAAAGCGTTAGGTCTTTTGTATTTGAAAATCGCTAAATTAACAAATAACGAAAAGAGAACCTACTACGCGCTGATGTCGTATATCCTTATCCGATATACAGGCAAAGCGCGGCTATACGGTTTATTTTCGTTAGGCGTTTGGCGATGCCTCAAATACTTAAACCTATATAGTCCGCGCTTTTTCTATGCGGTTAAAATAACACTTACTTCGGGCGGTGGGTACAAAGGTATCAAAAATCGATGAAGAAGCTAATTTATTTCTTGCTACTTTCTGCGTCGGTGGTAATGTTGTCCGGGTGTTCCTCTGAAACAAACGAGCCGGAAGAACAAAATTACGTTAGCACAACCGTAAGGGCTTCCGCCTATTTTAGCGAAGTTGGCAGTACGGAGCAACTGAATACTATTTATGTGGGTCGTACTTATTCCGTGAACTTCTCGCCATTCTGTAACGCTGATACGGAAACGCTGAAACTGATAAACGGTTCTGTCGAAGAAGTAGCCTATTTCCTTGATACTCCTTATGTCGGCAATGAATGTATAGGCGTTTCCACTACGCAACCTTTTACAATCCAATACACGCCGCAAAAGCCCGGTCAATGCAAACTAAGCACTACTTTTACTATATCCCCTAATGACCATAACCAATGGGTCGAAGTTGAAAGTATCGTAGAAGTAATAAACCCGGAATAATGGAAGCCTATTTGTTTTATTTCGCCGGTGCGTGCTTTGGCGTTTTCTTTATTTCTCTTGTGGTCGCATTCCTAACAAAACCATATCGCCAACGCAAAATAAAACAATCGGGTAATAAAGAAGCCGTAAACAATGCCGGTATTATCCGGGCGCGTCTTGTTGTACATAAATTGAAGCTATCCGGTCTTGAACGGCAAACAAAGTGGCTCAATGAACAGGAGGAAAAGCACAAATCAGAAAGCAAAGTATCATCTTAATACGTTGAGTAGTTTTTGCTATTGCTATTTCCCTTTGGTGTCTAATGGGGCTATTTAGTTATTCCCGTACCTCTTGCGCTGTTACTGTTTGTTTACGTTTGCCTATGCTATTCCCTATGTTTTTGCTTTGGCTTAAAATCGTGGTTTTGTTTTGTCCGTAGTAATCCGTACTTTTGTTGCTGAACAACAGATTAAAGCGTATGGAAGAAGAAAATAAAATCACGCCGGAAGAAGCCTTTTTTAAGACGAAATCCGAATTAGAACAAAAGTTAGTTGCCCAACTGAAAGAATTTGCCGGAATGTTTTCAACATCGGTTGTCTTTAAGTGTAACGTAGAAGTTCAATCTATTTTCACCAATACCGGGCAGCTTGTCGAAACCCGCATTTCCCGTGTGGAAGTGGAAACCAAAATAGCGCAATAATGGATAACGTAACCGAAGCATTAAGGAAAGGCAATAGGGCGTATAACTCAGCTTATACTCTCGCCGCTCGTTTGGCTCTAAAAGAAGCCGTAAAAGATATGTTTGCCAAACCTTCGCCTGTTGAAATTATAGGCATTCTTCTTTCTCGTGCCGAACGCTCAAAGGGAAAGAAACGGCGTGAAGCGTTGGCAATGCTTGATAAGTATGTAACCGATACCTATCCGCCCGTCAAAGGTGCTCCGCTTCCGTCGGCTGAACTTGAACGGGAAAACAATTATTCCAATGTCCGTTATACAAAAGGGAGGAACTATGAACTATAAAAACTTGATAGGCAAAACCGTTTTTGACTTCTGCAATGATGCCGAAATCCTTGTCAAAGTAACCGGGTTTTCCGCTCCGTTGGAAAGCAAAGAATACATAGAAGGCTGTGCGCCGGTAGTTCATGCCCAAATGCTGCAAAGTTTGGCTATTGAAACCAAAGACAATGAACTTTACAACGCCGCACAAAAGTATGAGTATGAATGTTGGAAAGAACAATACAGCCAATCGCAAGAGGATGGGTGTATAATTGACTAAACCGGGAAAGGGGCAAATTACCCCTTTCTTTATGCCAAATATCCGTTTTTCTTTAACCATTTAATCATTTGTTCTTCCCGGCTTTCCTTTACCCATTCTCCGTTTATGTTCATATAAACCCTTCCCTTCGTTGTCCTTATTGCTTTTAATAGGCTGTTTAGTTCCGAAGCCTTTATTTTCTTTCCATCCAACCGTTTAAGTCCACCACTTAAAAGACCTTGTTTTAGCCCGGTTGCTTGATCAGAGTAAACCTCGTTAAACAAATTCTTCCTAACGGTCGCCAATGCCTTATCTGCGTTAAGTCCCAGTTCCCTAATTACCAAATCGTAGTTATTAACCATGTCGTTATAGCCTGTTGAATTGCGGTTGCTTATGAATTGTGGTTGCGGCGTTTCTTTGCACCCCAATACCCGGTAGAACTCCGGCAAAGACTTACGCGATACAAACTCGTTGGCTAATTCCATGAAAGCCCTTTGCGTATCTGTTAAATACATATTTCCTCGTTTGTTCCTGTTGTGTGTAATCTCGTGCCAAAATGTAGCCATCGCGTCGGCTTCAAGTTCTGTAATCTCTGCCGATTTTCCTTGCCCGATTTTTCCTAATGCTGATTTAACCCGTGCAAGCCTATCCGTTGTTAGGTAGGTTCTGCCGTCCATCCACGTAGAGCCGTTATTACCCTTATGCGTTTCTACGCCTAATTTAAGGTCGCCGTTCTCAAACCATTTTTCGGTAAGCCCGTCGTTTATCTCCTTGAAAGTCTTATCTACCTGTGCTTCGGTAGTGTAATCTTTAAGTAGTGCCTTATGTGGCTTATCTCCGCTTTTGGCTTCTTCCTCCTTCGCCTTTGCCAGCTTAGCCAAAGCGTCTTTTACCGCCTGTTTCAAGCGGCTAATACAATCGCCGTAGTACCTTTTTGTTGAAGATGCGTTGTCCTGCAAAATCTTTGAGAACTCGTTCTGTATATCCGAATACCCTTTTAGGCTTACCGTAATAACTCGGCTTAGTTCGTTCTGCGCATCGTGCCATTTGTCTAAATTGCCGTCCATGACATCTCTAACCTTTTCTATTTCGGCTTCCAATGCTTCCCGGTTTCCTGCGGTTCTAAGCGCGTCAATGTTTGACATATCGCCGCCCAAAGCGTATGCCCAACGTTTGAGGTAGTTTATTTCCCTGTCAAATTCCGTACACGGTTTTACGTTGTTCATCGTCTTTGTCGGTATGTTTGCGTTTAGTCCGCCTTCTATCTTACCACCTTTGAAATTATCCCGAATGTAGTAGGGCATAGACTTCCAGCCATTAGCTCGTTCCTTAATACTGTCTATGTATTCCCGGAACTTAGCCGGTACGTCCGTAATGGTACGGCGTGATGGCAAACTTTCATAATGCGCTTTCCTAACAATCGCTTTAAGCCTGTTCGCCCTGTCTTGGTTATATTCGTCGTAGTCCGACAAAATAGGCACAACAAAGCAACGGCATTGCGGATGCCAACCTGTAAACTTGAACGTCTTAGGGTAATCCCCCCATAGTTCGTCGCAAATATCTACAAGCGGAATTTTTTCCCCTTTGCTGTTTGTCGTTGTGTGGTTGTTGCTCAGCATGACGCGCAAGCCTACAACAAAGTCCAACTTCTGCCATCTTAAAAACTCGCTTTCCCGGTATGCCATGTTTACCTCCGTCCGTGCCAACCTCTGCGCGTTCTTTGCCGAAGAACGGTAAACGCCTTGTCCGGGATGGTATAGCTTAGCCGCCTTGCTCAAACGCAAGTTTCCGCCTTTGTCGCGCACACGCCTATAAAGTCTGTGCGGTTCTTGGAGGTAGCTGCGCAAATCCCGGCTTAATTCCTGTGCGCTCTTGCCTTCCCCTAACGCTACGTCTATGCCCAATTCCATAGCGTCTTTCAATTCTCCGGCGTACTTCCATACCCTCTCGCTTAATCCCAATCCCTCAACCTTACGGCGTTGGAACGTGCTAAGTGCTTCGAGGTTTCGGCTTTGGTATTGCTCTACTTCTTCTTTGGTCAGTTTGGCTGTGCGTAGTATTGCGGCTATAAAAGCGTCATTCTTTTTGCAAGCTGCCAACCATTCGGCTTTTGTCCCGGTCGTAATGACGGCTTCCATTTTACCGACAAGCCGGGTTAATATCCCTTGCGCTTGTTTCTTTGTCTTCGGCAGCTTATCGAATGAAAACGCGGCTTCCGTTTCTTCCATTCCTGCGCCAATACGCGCAAACTCATCGCAAGCCGTATTGTATAGCCGTTCAATCTGCCGGGCGTAACGTTCCGTTGCCGCGTAATGTTCCGCGTCAAATCCTCGAAGCTGCGCTATTATGCTGTTTTCTTTGTCGGGCATAGTTATTTTTCTAAGATTTGGCGTTTAGGCGCGTCTTATTCCCTTGTGGTATATTTACTCACATCAGTAGTTAAAACGCTCCCAAAACGCCTAATTTGTATTATATTGATACGTTTATGACTATAAAGTCGGTTCACCTTGGTAATATGACCGCTCGCGCGTTTCTTCCGCTTCGATTGCGGCTTCTTCTTCGTCGGCGTTGTCCGCCCAGCCCAATCTCCGTATAGTGGCTTTCCGGCTTGCTATCTGTTTTTGCCCGTTAGCCGCTTGCAGGATATTTATCTTGCTTAGTTCGTCCTCAATTATGTAAGGCGTTATTTCCGGCTCTACGATTAAATGGCTTGCGGCTGTACGCCAATTTATGTTAGCTTCTGCCATGTATGCTTTAAGCACGTTTACGCGCCGTTGCAAGTATTCGGAGAAAATCTCGTTTTTGTCCTGCACTTTCAAATGAGCGTCCATGAAAAGAAGCTGCAACGCTACGCCGCTTATCGCTCCTAATCCTTTCACGGTATCAAATGAAATATCGGGCGTTTGCGTAATCGTGTAAATCATTCTTAGAAGCGTGTCTATCTCTAACTTTACGCTTTCGGGTGCGTTCGCCCATGATAGGTATTGCGCTTCCGCTCCGTCTTCGCCTTCAATGATGCCGCCAACTTCCCCTTTCCGGCAAAATCCTTTTATCGTCCCTCGAACAAAGATTTTCGGGCTTGCGTGGTAGTCGTTTGTGTCCGCGAAGTTGGATAGCAACTTTTCCAACCGGTCTATAAGGCTTTGCACGTCTTCCCATTCTACTTGCGGCTGGCTTGCGTATATGACGGGAATTTTCCCTATTGTGATGTCTTTCGGATAACCCTCCACCAACTGCCAATTTGTGCCGCTCGTTGCCGTTTCCAAACCCTCGCAACTCCATAAGTAGTGCTTATCCTTTGTGTATGTTTCAAAGTAGGTTCGCGTAATGAGGTCACGGTCTTTGCGTGTGAACTCACGCGAAAAGGCTACAAGGTCGCGCGATTCGTCAAAGTACGGGTAAAGCCTATCGCCAAACATCGGGCTGAATATGGCTACTTTGAACTTGATGTTTTTCTTGAAACCGTAAAGTTCGTGCGGTTCTGTTTCTACCGGATACCAAAGTTCGGCTACTTCCGTTGTGCTGAACAAACTACGTGCTACACGGCGGTTTAGGGTCTTTTCTTTCACGTCATAAAATACCCGGTTTAATGCCTGCAAAAGTGCCTTTTCTTCTTCTCCGTCCGGGTTGGCGTTATATGTAACCGGGTTTCCAAACGTGAAGGCTACGGCGCGTTTTACTATCAGCTTTTGAATTGCCAACGCTATACGGGCTACCCGTTCAATCCTAAAACCTTGTTCGGTGGTAAGCTCCACGTTCGGGTTTATGTTTTTGACTTCGCCGTATTCGTCGCTGTCCTTGTCAATCACTACAAGTTTGTCCGGTCGTTTTGACTGGTCATTAATGTCGTGCGTCTTCGGGTCATACTGCATGGCATAGTTAATGGAGTCCGGTTCGGGTGTGTTCCGTCCGTTCCTCAACTCGTTAATAACGCCTGTCAGTTCGTTCTCACTCTTTGCCAAAAGTTCTTCTATTGTCATAATTGTAAGTATTTAGTTATCTAAAAATGTTTGCCAACTTTTGCGGCTGTCCGCTTCGTTTCTCCACCGTTCCCGTAAGTGCGTCCGGTGCATCATCGTGGGCGTTTTTGCCGACTTTCATATATTGGGTTATGTCTTTGTAGAATTTCGGGTACAAGTGTTCCCAGCCTTTCGGGAAATAGGTTAGGTTCTGCACTTCTGCCGAATGATTGAAGATGCGCACGTCCTTGTTTTCCGACTGATGAAACCACGTTATCGAAGTCTTGCGGTTGCCCAACAAACGGCATTGTGCTTCCACGTTCCGGGCAAATCCGCGCCCGCCGTTGTTGCTCTCTATGATAGCCCGTTCTACTTCGTACTTGGAAAGCCGCCGCGCCGTTTCCGGCTCTGTCGTTTCCATCGGGTCTTGCGTATAGTACACGTCAAGAATGAAGTTACCTATTTCCGTTTCTATGTAGATGATGCAACAAAGGAAGTCCGCGCCCGTGTCCGCCGTATCTATATAGGCTTTAACCGTATGTTTCCGGGTTACAGGTATCGTTTCGTAGGTCTTAAAACTGCGTTCGTACATCAAACCTGTAAGCGGCTTCGGGTTCTGCATGTACTGCGTTTCAAATACCCACGAATTTTTTTCTTTAAGGTCGTGCAGTTCCTCTAAGGTGTGTTTGAACTCCCAAAGCGGTACTTCTTTCCCGGCTTCGTCCATTTCTATAACCGGAAGGCTTAAAACCTCCCATTCGTCCGGCTCTAAGCGTTGCAAATAGCCGCAAAGGTCATCTTCGTCCAAACGCTGCATGATGATTATAATCGGGGTCTTCCGGCTGTTTACGCGGTTTCGTATAGTGGTTTCAAACTTTTGGTTTACCTTATCGCGTACTAACGCGCTTCTTGCGTCATCCGGCTTAATCGGGTCGTCGATGACTATCGCGCCGCCAAAGTCCCCGTTATCTACGCTGCTTAATTCCTCAACTTCTGCGGCTAATTCTTCTTCGTCTTCCTTATCAACCAAACCCGCGCCGAAGCCTGTTACCTGTCCGGCTGAACTCACGGCGTAAAGTGCGCCGCCTTCCGTCGTAAACCATTTGCGCGTGTTCACGCTTGTAGGCATCGTTCCGGGAAACAAACGCCGGTAGCTGCTATCCCGTATAATCTCCTGCACACCGCGCGAATTGTCCCGCGCCAAATCATCGGAATATGACAAATGTATAAACTTCGCCTTTGGATTTATGGCAAGCCCCATAGCTATGAAGTTCTTAACCGCTAATTCCGTCTTTCCGTATCGTGGTGCTATGTTTATGATAAGGCGCGTAGATTCGCCGCGAAATACCCGGTCTAAGGCTTCCGCGATTTTAACGTGGTGCTTGCCTACGACAAACTTACGTTTGTACCTCTCTTTGAAGAAGTAGCGCGTAAAGTTTAGCGTACTTTGCAGCGTCCACGTCTTTATTACGTCTATGTCCCTTATCTCCATTCCTTAGTAGTTTTCTTGCAAGTCCTTAAAAAGTTGCTGCGCTTCCTCTTTGGTAAGCGTCCGCGCCGGTATAAGTTCCGCGCCATCTTTGCCTGTTACCTCCATCCGCTGCGTAGGCTTTCCGTATTGGCGTTCCCGTAGCTTGTCAAGCGTCGTAGTCTTTCCGTTCTTCATGTCGCTTAATACTGCTATCGCCAGCCCTTTCGGGTATGAAGGTGCGCCGCTCCACTTCGCCAATACCTTCAAGTCTTCGGCTGATAGAGTAAGTATGGCGGCTTCCCATTCGTTTATTTCGGTCGCGCTAAGGCAATAGAACTTCTTAGCCTTAGCCTTGCTCCCGAATATCGTTACAAGTTGTTCGGGAACTCGGTTTTTCGGTCGCCCTTTCGGGTTTCCGCTTTGTCCGGGTTTCCACGGCTCGCGTAAATTCTGTTCATTTGCCATTTCTCGGTGTTTTTATTCTTTTTGTTCGGTGTTCCCTTCTTTGGCGCAATTCCCCAAATACTTTGCTTTCTCTCCCGTGTATTCTTCCCAACGTTTGATAATAACGTCTATATAACACGGGTCTAACTCAACCATATAGCAAACGCGCCCCAACTGTTCCGCTGCCATCAACGTGCTACCGCTTCCGCCGAAAAGGTCTAACACTACTTCGCCCGGTCGTGTGCTGTTCCGTATCAAACGCCCCATAAGTTTTAACGGCTTCATTGTTGGGTGGTCTTCGCTTCTTAGCGGTTTGTCTTCGTCTATTACGGTCGTAGGGATTGAGCCTTGAAGGAACTTTTTAAGTAAGTCTTTCATTTCCGCTTTCGTAAGCGCGTCTATATCGATGTCTTTTTCTTCGTACACCGTAAGCAAATCGCGCCGGGCTATGAAATAATGCCCTGCACCGGGTTTCCAACCGTACAAACATGGTTCGTGCTTCCATTGGTAATCCTGCCTTCCTAAAACCATGTTGTTTTTGTTCCAAATAAGTATCTGCTTTAAGTCCCAACCTACGCGCTTTACCGCTATTTTGAAGTTAAGCCCTTCCGTTCCTGCATGCCAAATGTAGAACGCGCCGCCTTGTTTAAGGTGGTGGTTCGCGTTTGTAAAAGCCGCCGTTAGGAACTCTTGAAACTGCGTATCTTCCATTTTGTCGTTGGCGATGTCCTTCTGTATGCGGTTGCCTTTGTCTGCGGCGTTTAACGCTTCGTTCTTGCTTGAATAGTCCACGTTATAAGGAGGGTCGGTAAGGAGCAAATCTACTTTGCTGTCTCCAACCAATAGGCTAACCGTTTCCCCGTCCGTGCTGTCGCCGCAGATAAGACGGTGTTTGCCCAAAGCGTATATGTCGCCAAACTTCGCCTTTGCTTTCTTTGGCAGGTGTTCCTCTACGTTGAAGTCATCTTCTTCGGCTTCTTCCTCTACTTCTACCTTATCCAATTCCGGCACATCTACGCCCCAATTAGCAAGGTCGGTAGCGTCCCAAACGTTGCTTAATTCGTCCCAATCCCATTCCCCAAAGCCGCTATTATCCTTTATGACAATGGCGCGTAGCTTTTCCGCCGTGAATGTTTGCGGCAATATCTTTACTATTGCTTCCGTATATCCCAATTCCTTCAATGCCCGGTAGCGCATATTTCCGCCTACGATAATGTACTTTCCTTTGTAGGAGTAAAGTAGTATTTCCCGAAGCCCCAACATTTCCGGGTCTTCCTCTATACTGCGCTTCAATAGCTTAAACTTATCATCGTGGATAAGTCTTGGGTTCTTAGGAACGCCGGGAATTTGCCCCTTATTCGGGGTTATGTCTGCCAACGGCAAAACTTGGCTTTGCACCATGTCGGCTACGTTCGCTTTCCTGCTTTGCTTTTCCGTCGTTTCTTCTTTCTTCTTCTCCATCTGAAATAGAATTAAGAGCCGCGCCGCGCTTGTAGTTGGTCGGTGCGGCTCTGTTGTTACTCACTGCTAAAACGGGGTGTCCATTGAAGGATTCCACGGAACGTAACCCCTTTGGCTCGCTGCGGTGCTTCTTCTTATCCGGCTACCGCCGCTTCTGCTTTCGCTACCACTCGGCATAAAACCTCCTTTTTTAATCGTTGAACTTCTTTTTAATTAACTCTGCCCATAAGTCATTGCCGCGTACCGGTTTCCTTATGGTTGCGTACTTCTCGACGATCCGGCTTAAATGGTCATCGTAGAAGTCGTATAATTCGGGATTTTCCTCTATCGTGAATTGCTCTATATTGCCGCTGCTTCTTAGGTTCGCGCTTCCGTGTATTACTACTTTGCGCCCTCCCAACGTTTCAAACTGTGCGGTCTTGGTATGTATCGACGCTACCGATAATTGGAATTTGTTGCCGAAGTCAAGTTTACGGTACATGTAGGGGATAAGGCTTCTTATTTCGTTTCCCCAAAAGTAAACGCTTACTATTAGGTTCAATTCGTCTATGTAGTTCCCTGCAAGAAGGTTATACAGGCTATCTACGTTGTTTTGGTTTAACGAAAGTGTGCTTACCGTCATTTTCTTGCACTTGGCGTTATTCCCTATGATGAACGCTTCTAAGAAGTCGCCAAAAATGAAGCTGCCACTAACAAACACGTCGTAACGTGCGCCAAAGTCCAGCCGCAAGTCCTTAGCCAACTTTACCGCGTTGTCGTATAAGACATATTCCGGCTTCACTTCGTAAACCTTCGGCTTTATGTAGCGCGTTTCCTCGTTATATTCGTCGTTAAGCACATCGAATAACGACAAATCCAAATCGGGCAGTTCTATGTTTCCGAAATCAACGCCGCTTATACGCAGGTCGCTGTCTTCTTCGCTTTCTCGTTTCTTCTTCCTCATGTTTATCTTACGCTATCGGTTTATTAAAAAAGGGCGTGGTTTGGTCGCCGCGCCCTTCCGCTTCGGCTGTCGCCGTTGCTCTCAGCTATATGATGCTTCTTGAAAAGCCTAAATAAAACGCATGACAAAAGCGTAAAAAAGCAATGTAATCAATGCCGACACAATAAGGAAACAAACCGCGCCTACCGCCGAGTAAATGAAATCGGCAAGCTCCGGCGTTCCTTTCTTCGTAAAGTAGTCGTAGGCTTCTTTACCAGCAGCGGCTACCAACGCTAAAATAAAGCCAATAATGTAGCCAAAGAACATGCTTACAATGGCGCAAACAATAAATCCGGCTATAAGGTGCTTCTTTTTGTCTGCCGGGATGTTCTTAATGAAGCCCCAAACCTTTTCTTTAATCTGTTTTATGTTCATATCCGTATTTCTTTTTCCGCAAAATTAAAGGGTTTATCGTATTATTATGATACGGTAAACCCTAAAACACTTCGCCAACACTTCACGTATTGCGCTTATAAGGTGGAGGTAAGTAGTTCTTTACCTCGGTTCTGAAATCGTCAAAGCTGCGTATTATGGCGTATTTGTTCCCGGCTCGTTCCGCTGCCTGTTGCCATAGTTTTTGCGTTTCCTGCTGCCGTCCCTTTTCGGTCTTGAACTCCATACAAAGTGAAGCGTAGCCGCCGGAAGGTATCAGTAGTATTATATCCGCAACTCCGGCGGTTACTCCTTCCGCTTTCATTATCCCGGCTTCTCGCTTGTTTCTTGCCCCTCCGTTCGGTACGGCGAAAAGGAGTATAGCCAATTCCGGGTATTGAAGCCTAAACCACTTTACGCAAATGCGCTGCAACTGGCTTTCCTCATGGCGTGGCTTTGCCCTCGTTGTTTCCGCGTTGGCTTTTGCCAACAATTCTTCAAAGGTCATCTTCGCCATACTCAAACTTTCTTATATTCCAAACCGAGCAACCACTTAATAAACTTTCTTTGAAGCCAATTTATAGGCTTGAAAACCGGAATAACCGATTTTGTAGCTTCGTGGTGCAAATATGCTACCGGTTTCTGTACCTCTATTCTTAAACTGTTATCTTCCATCGTCTTACTTTTAATAGTTATCTACTCTGTTTATCAAATCCCGGTCAAATACCCCAAACAAAGAAGTTTGCCGGGCTTTCTCCCTTTCTGCCAATATGTTTTCCACGCGCTTTATTTCCGCGTCTATCTCGGCTTCCAACTGCTTAGAACTTTGTAGCGCGGAAGGTAATCGCGTCTTGAAGTATTCCTTTTGCGCCTTGCGCATGGCTACCACCTTGTCGAAAAATTCTTTATGCCCCATATCAATAACCGAAAATTTGTAGGTGTACGGAATGTACCGAGCCGCGAAAAGAGCCTTTCTTGTTCGTGGCTTTTATGTTCCGCCCTAATCGTTCCACTTTGTAACCTGCCCGAATTAGCCGGGCTATCTTTTCTTCGCGCGTCATAATCCTACCGTTTTATTACCATCGTCTTTGCCCTCCTTCAATTCGTTTTCTATCGCTTCCGCCCTTGCGTGAAGCTCCTTTGCTACTTTTTTCAAGTAGTTTGCAACTGCTGCAAGAAATATCTTATCTCCCTTTATGTAGCAAGAGGTATATTTCCCGGCTTTATCCTTGTCTGCCGTAAATACGGCGTATTGCTTCGCAAAAAGAATGTAGAAGCAGCATATTATCCTTTCCTTCATGGCTCTTAATATCTGAAATCCGTAAAATGAATGACGGCAAACGTTGTTTCGTTTCCTTCTGATGTCTTCAAAATAGGTCGTAAGAACTCGGCAAACTCCACGCTGTTTAATCCATCGTTTTTCGCTATCTCTGAAATCGGAACTTCGTACCCATCAACCTGTGCCGATAGCCGGTTTACGCCCGTCTGCGCTATTTCTACTTTCTGAATACCAACAACCGAAGCAGGTACTTCTAAAACTGTTTCCTGTTGGCTTCTATATGGCTTTCCGCTCCATTGGCGTATGCAAAGCGTCCCGCCTTGCTTTTTTAACGCGGCTATCTTCTTTTCCCAATACGCATAATTGCTTCTTACCGTGTGGCGTTTGCAACCGTCTTTTACACTCTTGGCAAAATTGGTCGGTTGTCCTGCCTTCGGATGCCCCTCAAAGAATACTTTACTAAGCAAAACTACTGTTTTCATACTCACTCCTTAAAATGGCAAATCATCTTTATCGTTTGTTTCTCCGAACGGGTTATTACTACCGTATGCCGGTGCTTGTGGTTGCGCCGATGCTGGTGCCACCGGTTGCCCGGTTTGCGTCGTGGCTTGTTGTCCAGCGTCCTGCTTCGTACCCAATAGTTGAAGTTCCCTTACCCGGCAGTTTACTCCAACCTGTATGCCGTTCGCGCCCGTAAAGGTCTTTGCGGAAAAGTCGCCCCTAACAAATACCTGCGTACCTTTCTTCAAGTATTGCACTACCGCGCTTTCTCCGGGCTTTAAGCAGCTTACCCACGTTGTACGGCTTACCGTGTTCCCCTGTGCGTCCTTGTAACGCTCGGAAGTCGCTACGTTGAACGAAATAAACTTTTGTCCGTTAAACTCCTTAATCTCGGCATCGTTACCCACGTAGCCGCAAAATTCAATCGCTAACATAATTCTTTAATTTTATGGTTAATATATTCTTTCCAATCCGGCGTTATTACCTCCATCACGTCTTTACCCGGATTCCGCTTCTGCCAAATCCTTGCTTCCCGTACCATTTCGTCGGCTAACGCTTGGGGTGTTTTATATCCGCTCATAGCCATCAGCCCGGAACATTCGGGAATGGGTACTATTTCGTCTATGAAGTCAAAAGTTAGTTGTTCCATAGTCTTATATCATCCGTGAAAGTCTTGTTTGATTGTCGTCGTATGAACGTAATAGCTTGTTTACCCTCAACTTTTGGGCGTAAAGCGTTCTAATAACTTTCCGTATATACGCGCTCACGTTACAAACAAACGAGCCTTTGTTGCGAATGTTGGTATGCGTTACTTTGGACTTCTTTTGTTTCTGTATTTATCCGGTATCTTGAAAATCCGGGTATCGTCTTATATTCACTCATAATCTTGAAATAAATTTAGTTGTCTATATTCGTCGGGTAAAACCACACCGACGGCGCGTAATGCTTCGCGGTAAGTAATCCCGTTATTCTCATATCTCATGAATACTTCGTAGGCTTTCGGGTGTAAGTCGTAAAGCATGGCAAACCGTGAAGAAGTCGGCTTTTCCAAATGTGCGCCAAATCCGCAAAACATACATCCGGTTCTAACTGCTCCTTTGTTGTATAATTCGCAATATGGTACGTTGAATTTCCGTAGGTATGCCCATATATCCGCGTCCGTCCAAATACTTAACGGGTAACTCCCTAAATGACCTTCACGGAAAGAATTACACCCACCACGCCTAACGTATTGCTGCTTTCTTGCTTCGCTTTCCGTTGCCAGCGTCCCAATAATCGGAACTTCGCCCGTTTCCTTCTGATATTGCTTAAACGGTCTTTTCTTTAAGCACTCGCAGCATTGCTCTGAAACCATGAACGGCGCGTTTATAAGAAACTGCCACTTATCGGATATTTTTCCGGAAATATACCCTTTGTTCCTGTCCGTCCCGTAAAGGCGTATCTTACGCAGCTTGTCGCTTTTGGTTGTTCTCGCTTGCCTTATCCCGTGAGCCTGCTCTTTGCTTATCAAAGGAAAACCGTATGTTGCCAAAACAGCTTTAACGGTTTGTTTGGGGTGTATAACTGTAACGTTTGGCGTTGAACGCGCAAAGCGCACTATTTCGGGAAACTCATTGCCTGTGTTACAGAAAACGCCCTTAATATCTTTGCTGACAAATCGGCGTACCAAATCAAGTAAAACCGTACTATCTTTACCACCGGAAAAGCTGACGTAAGGCGTTTTCCCGGTTCTTGCTATATAGCTTTCTACGGTTGCTACTGCATGGTCTATCTTTTGTTCTAACGTCCACCTCTGACGCTTTTGTAACGTTTCTATATCCATTATCTCAATCTTAATTGCTTTTTAAGGTGTAAAATTGCGCTTCTCAAAGTCTTTCCGTAGCCAACCAAAAGCCAACAGCAATTATCGAAATTGTAATAACCTGCGCTCCATCTGTCCGGTTCTTTATTGTCCTTTCTTCGTGTGAATAGTATCTGATATTCTTCTTCATCGAATACCTTGCACGGTTTTAGTGACGATATCAGCTGTTGCAATGACGGTTGTTTGCACTCCCTACGTTTTTGTCCTATCTTTTCCATATCGAATTACTTTAATACGTCCGTTGGGTTACTTAACTTTTCACTTAGAAGGGTCGCAACCTTTTCGGCTGCGGCTCTGAACTCTCGGTTAAACCGGTATTCCGTATCGTAGTTGCGCAAATAGTAGCAAATCGTACTTTGGTCGTGGCTCGTTTCTTCCGCTATCCCTTGTGTATGTTCCCCGCGCTTCTTGCAATGGTGCGCGTAAATCATCCGGGCGTAAACGTGCCAGCGGTTACGGCTGTCTTCCGCTATTGATTTGAAATCAACGCCCATTACTGTTAGTATCGCCGCTTTTATATCGCGGTGCTTCGGCGTTTTCTCATACTCAATAATCAAACCCAACCCCTTTGCTATCTCGCGTTCCAACGTTGCCCCGATGCTTTTCTCCCAATTTGCAAGCAAGTAAATCGCGCCGCAATCAAGTAACAGCCTAATGTCCGCTTTCATTTGTTCCTGCCAACGTGCGCCGGAAGGTACGCCGTTGCGAAGTGGGTTTACTACTTCGTAGCCTTTCCCGGTAAGGTATGCTTCCGCCTTGTTAAACCTTTCCGTGTATTCCTCAACCGGAAGCCCGGTTATCTGTCCGCTTATGTATATTTTCATTCCTCGTTTTTTTGAAGTTTCCTAATTAGCCTTTTCCCTTCTATTTGGCGCGTTTTCCCACTTCGCACGTCCACTTTACTGCAATCGCCATTTTAATCGAAAATCGGGGTGTTTCTGTGCGCCTACGGCTTGTTTAACGCCGTTAGTCTTGGTCTGTAACTTGGGTTCTCAAAACCTATAAGGTCGAACATTTCTACAAACCTGTCGGCTACGCGTATGCCGTACCGTTGCGCTATATCTTCGTCGCCAATCAAATTTGAAGTAATGACCGTAAACAGTTGGCGGTCGTAACGGTGGTATAGCAAATCAACCAGCGGGCTAACCTCGTTACCCCAAACCTTCACGCTCGCAGGTTCTGTTCCTACATCGTCTATGTAAAGAAGTTCGGTTGCCTTCAAGCGGTTTAACAAATCCTGCTTTTCGCCCCGTGCCGCTTCCGTAAGTGCTGATGCCGGAATGGTCGTTACCTCTTTCCTTTCCGTGGAAAGGCTGCTATAATACAGCGTCCCTATAAGCTGCACAATCGAACGGGCTAAGGTCGTTTTCCCGTTTCCCGGCTCGCCGTATAGGAATAACCCCGGCTTTGTACTTACGCCGAGCAGCCACTTCGCCGCGCGTATTATGTGGTCTTTGGTCGCTTCGTCTTCGTTGAAAACATGCCCCCTTCGTTCCACTTCGTAGCGGTAACACTCGCGCAACATCGCCGGTACGTCTTGCGTATAACGGTCGATTCTAAATCGTGCTTCGCAGTTTCTTCCTTGCCTTATTGCTTTCGCAAACAGTTCCATGTTTACCCGTTGGGGCTGTTTCGGCTGTTGCTTTTCTCGTTCTTGCTGTTCCATCGTTATTCGCTTTTGAACGGTATTTTATCCGTAGTTGGTTTATCAAGTGCCGCGCCTGTTCGGTGTAATCGCTGTGCTTGGCTTCTGTTAGTTCCCATTCCGCTATGACTTCTTCGGCTTCGCTCCGTAAAGTTTCCGGGTTTGTGTGAAGCTGCATACAAATAACCTCAATTTGCGCCCGGTTCGTTTCTTTGAAGAACTCATCTAAAAACTTCCTGTTGTTTTCTCTCTCTCGCGCGTGCGCGTTATCATCAACAACATCAACAGAATTATTATTTATAGATTCAGATACTGATATAGATATAAGGTCGTTTTTAGTTGTTTTGCCTTGTTCTATATCTTCGTTAGCTTGTTTCACCTCTTCACAACTTGTTTTAGCTTGTTTTAGGTTGTTTTTGCTTGTTTCAAGTTGTTTCGTTTCATCGCTTTCTTCTTCCTTTGGCATCTTCCTTGCGTTGTTGTTCCCTTTCGGTGCGCCGCCTTTCTTACCTCTTTCCCGGTAACTCTCATACCGCTTAACGTTGAAGTCTATTTGCGGCTTGAAAGAAAGGAACAAAGCAAGCGTAGTCGGTTCTGTGCTTTCCGGCGGCATGATGCCGTCAAAAGCGTATGCGTAAACCAACCGGGAAACTTCCTTATACAATTCCGGCGGTAACACGTCCAACGCCTGTATGATGTTTCGGAATATAACTATACTGTCTTGGCTCATCGCTTGCTGTTGTTTATGGGGCACGCCGGAAGACGCGCCCCCGGTTAATTACTTTACTTCTTCGTCTTTGTATGCCATGCAAAAAGCCTTTTCAACAATAGCGTTACAAGCAAACGGAGCGGCTGAAAGTATGGAAATATCCACTATCTTACGTTCGTCCCCGTCCTTTTCTGTCCGTTCTTTAACCTTGGCATCAATCCACGCCGTTATTACCACCTTAGCCGTATCTACGTCTTTCGTGCGTACAATGAAGTCGTAGCAGGTCTTATTCGGTTCTTCTTCGTCTTCCGTCTTGATCGTTACTTCCGCTTCAACCTTGTAATACTTGACATCGCCGCGCTGTTCCTCCGCGTTGTCTTCTTCTTCCCCTTCTTCGTTCGCTCCTTCCTGTGCTTCTACATACTTTCTTAACCTGTCGTTAAGGATAACAACGTCGTCCATCAGCTTAACGCCTGTTATGTCGAAAGACTGGGAAAAGTTCAATTCTATAAAGTCGGTTGCTACTTCTATTGCCTTTGTTGCGTTCTGCGCCTGTAAAATGAAGTTATGCCGCTTCATTCCAATAGACGCGCTTACTTTAAACGGGTAAAGTCCCGTCCGTTTGTTCTGCGTGGCTAATCGGCGTTGGTTGCTTACCTCTACTTCCTTGATGTCTTCTGCTTGGATGCTGAAATTTATCCGAGTAGCCAAATCGTTATCTATATACTTTCCACGTTCAAACAAAATCTCATTGCGCTCAATCGTAATTACTTCGCCTGTGCTTTCGTCTAAAAAATCTTCTTTCCACGTTTTCAATACGTTTGCCGCCAAAAACTTTCCTATAATCCGGCGTATGTCCGAAGTCTTAAACCGTACTTCGTCCTTGCGTGTCTGTATCTTTTCGGGCTGTTTCATATCTTCTTACTTAAATTTGTTCATACTATGAATTAAAACAATGTTCCTTCTTTCGGCTTCTGTGCGTCGCCGTACAATATCCTACGTTGCCTTGCTATGGCTAAACGCACTTCCTTTATTGCGTTTTCGCGTCCTAAAAGGCTTTCTTCGTAGTCCATCAGTTCATTTTCGGTCGTTGCCAAAAAGTAGCCGCCGGAGGTGGCTATCAATCCGGGCAAAGCGTCGGTAGTCCTTATGTGGTTTATTATCTTCCTGCATCGGGCTTCGTCTATCTTGTACCCGGCTATGGTAAGCCGCATTACAATCGTCCGGTTTGTTACCGCGTTGTCCTTACCGGTTTTCGTCTTCAACCCGGCTAATATGACGGGCAAAAGTTCCTTTTCTTCGTACTCGGTAAGCGGTTGCGTTTCCTTATCAAATCCTTTGAGCATGGCTAAAATGGTGTTTTGTTGAATTTGATTTTTAATCCGGGCTTCGCTATATGCACCGTTTTACCGGTTGCTTTCGCTATGCCTTCCCGAAATGCCACACCGTCGCCGTTTCCGTCGCTGATATGGATTAACACAATGTTGTTTACCGCCGTTAGGTCGTTCGCCCTCAATGCGTCTAAACAAGTGTAATAACTGAGGTGGCTGCGTCTTACCCGTTCTTGCAGAACTTCCGGTATATCTCCGTCCGCAACCCTACGCGCCAATATGTCCGGGTCATAGTTGCACTCTATAAGAATGTTGCTTAACCCCTTGAACGTACAAGGCAGATAGTAGGTGTCGGTAGCGAACAAGATACCGCCTGTTTCTTCGTGCCAAATGTAGAAGCCGAGCGGTTCTGCCGCATCGTGCTTCGCCGGGAACGGTATAACCGTGAAGCCGCCCAAATTCAAACGTTCGTAACCTCCGGCACCAGCTCTTATCGCGTTGGGTTGGTAATTGCTCCTTATGTACTTTTCCGCTCCTTCTATCGTTCCTTGCGAAGCGAATACCGGAACAGCGTAATTAAGTACCTCGCTAATGCGTCCGGCATGGTCGCCGTGTTCGTGCGTTATAAGACATCCTACCACCTTGCGCAAATTGCCGCCCAATGCCGCTAATGTGTGCTTGAACGGCTTACCTGCTTCAAGCAGCAAGGCTTCCCCTGCGTTTTGTAAAACGTAGGAGTTGCCTTCACTGCTTGAACCTATAACGGTAAGTTCCATAATCAGAAAGCCGGTTTAGCGTTGTTGCTTCTTTCGGTTGCCTTCTGCGGTTGTGGTCGCGGCTGTGGCTGTGGCTGTGGTTGTGGCTGCGGTTTATCCTCTGCAATAACGTTTTTTTCCTCCGTCGCTTGGTCTATCCCGATAGCTTCGCCCTTGTTCGCTTCATCCCTAATTTCAACTGCAACAGCATCCACCACTACCGTACTTGATTCGTCCCCGTCCCCGAAGTCCGAGCCGGTAATGTATTCGTATAACGCTTTCTTCGCCTTGCGTTCCGCTTTCCCCCGTATCTGGTCGTTGCTGCTGTAAGCGTTCTTTGCTACGGTTGTGTTCACGGTAAAACTGTTCTTTTCCCCGTTGTACTCGTAGTTAATCTTACAGGCAAGTTCCGCGTATTGTGGGCTTTGGCTCTTGTCTTGCCCAATCTCAATAATATACCTAACGCCCAATTTTTTAAGAAGCGCGGTATATCCTTCCTTCGTTGGGTACATCCTTTCCGCCAATATGTTAAATTGGTTTCCTGTTGGAAGCAAGCCAATAATAACCGCGTCTATAATGCAATCGCGTACAACGTCGCGCGAATAAAGCGGCAAAGTCTGTCCCTTGCTGTTTGGCTTTCCCGTGTGGTCGGTCATAAAGCCTATTTTAGTGTTCATAAGCGGCATAAAAACTGCGTCCATTATGTCGTTTGTTAATGCTTCGCGAAGTAGCGTTACAACTCCTACCGCGTTGAACGCTGCCGCAACGTTTCCCACTATTTCCAACGTCATAGCTTCTTTGCAAGCCATTTCAAACTTGCCTTTGGCTTCTTCTATGGCTGCACTTGGTAACTCTTTTATATTGCACATGGTCATTTCTATTTTTCTTGTTGTGTGAATAATTCCGCGAGGAACTTCGCGCCCTCTTGCTTAATCCGCTCTTGTAGTCTTTGCATCGCTATAAGTTCCGTAGCCTGTTTTACAAGCGGTGCGGATTCTTTCCGCGTCATAAGTTCGGCTACTCCGTGTGCCAACGCTTTTCCGTTTCCGACAATTCCAATAATTGCCCCGGTTGCGCTTTCTCCTTTTTCGTCCGTCGTGTCCGTGTCGCAAGCAATCAGCACAACACCGCGCGTTTTCTTTTCCTGCGCCAACGGCTGCAACTGTGTTTCTATAATATCAGTTGCCATTTTCAAGAAGTCGCCGGGCTGCTTGTTACTCTGTTGGCTTTCTTCTTTCTCCACCGAAGCCGGAAGGCAATAGAAGTCCGTGTATAGGTCGGCGAACGTGGCGGCGGCGTAGTCGCTCATCGCTTCCGTTTGAAAGCAAAGCCGAGAGCCGAGGCTCGCAGCCGTAAACGAAGCCGCGCCAAACGCAAGCGCACACGAGAGCCCGGCATTTTCGTAGTAGAATACTGGGTAATACTTGTATTGGCTTCTGTTGTTCCAATCCGGCTTCCACCCTCCGTTAATGGCTCGTGCTATTATTGTCAGCTTATGGTAAGCTAACATACTTTTTCGGTCTTCTGCCGGGAAAGCTGCTACCGCGTTTTCACTGATGGGCTGAACGCCCAAAACCTTACAAGCGTCCTCGTAGGACTTGATTCCTTTGTAATTCATATTGCTATTCTTTTATTGGTTAGAAATTGTTTACCTTGAAGTCTTCGGTAGTTACCACCAACTTTACGAGTTGGCTGTTTACCGGTATAAATTCGTTGATGCTTTCTGCGTTATCCACGAAAATAGGTGCGCTTACCCCGTGGAACGCGCAAAGCGTGTTAATCACGTCAAGCCCGGCGTTTACTTTCCCGGCGGCGTTCTTGTCTGAATACTTCACGCCGTCTATGTAGCAAATGCAGTCCGGTACTTGCTTCGCGTCTTCTATCTGCGTCCGGTACATCTTGAACTGTACCCGGCTAAACAATGCGTTTACGCGCCGTTCTACTTCGTTCATCTGCGCCGTAACAAAATCGTCTATTGTGGTTTCTTCGGTCTGCAAGTTGGCTTTTTCCTGCGCCAGCGTTTCCGCTTCCGCTTTAAGCTCCTTAATCCGCTTTTCGTTGGTTTCAATGGTTGCGCGAATGTTCAATTTCTGTTTTACTTCGTCAAGCCGTGCGGTTATTTCTGCCTTACGCTTGCGAAGTACGGAGGTATTGGTCGCTGTTGTGCTATCCTGTTTCGGAAGCCCGGCGGAAAGCGTTTCTATCTCGCTTTGAAGCGTAACCCATTCGGGTATGTCTTCCCCTTTGATATTCGGTTCTGTGCTTACACGTGGGTTAGCGTCCATCGTCTTTTTCAACTGTTCGCGCTTTTCCGCGAAGCCGGAAACTTCGGTTTTGTGCTTTTCTTCCGTTTCGGCTAACAATCCTTGAAGCCGTGCTATTTCCGCGTCTTGTTCCTCTATCGTTTGGGTAAGCTGCGTTCCGGTCTTGTTTATGTTGTCGAGCCGCGCCTGTTTGTCTTCGTAGAACTTGTTTCGAGCTGCTTCCCGGTCTGCTTCGTATTTTTCTAATGCTTCCCGGTCTGCGCATACGTGTTTGAACAACGGACATACAAGGTTGGAAGTGTCTGTAAATTCTTCCGCACTTACCGAATACCACTTTTCGCGCAGTTCGTCCTGTTGCGCCTTGTATCTGCTTTTGTTTTCTTCCGTGCGTCTGATGTCACCTTGAAGCCGGGAACGCTCCGCGTTGTACCGCCGTTCTTCGTTCGTTTGGTCTGATTCCACTTGGCGCAGTTCACGTTCTGCCTTGTTGTAGGCTTCGTTTTTCTTATACGCTTCGCTTCTCGCCTTGTCTTTGGCTTCAAATAACAGTTTCTGTTGCTGTGTCCGTTTCGCGTTAATCTCCGCTTGCGTCTTCGATGCTTTCTCGTAGGCTATCCGGTTGGCTTCCGCTTCCGATGCTACCGATTCGTCTATTTGTGTAAGCTCCACTTCCAAAGCTGCCTTTTCTTTCTCCAACGCTTCGTAATCCGGTGCTTCCGGCGTAACCTGTGTAATTGCGTTTATGGCTGTCGGTATCTTTTCGAGTTGTTCGTTTACCTTGGCTTTCTTTGCGGCTACCTCTCGCTTATAGTCTTCCAATGATTTTCCGGTAAGCTGCGCAAGCAATAGGGCAAAACGTTCGCTACCTCTCGCTACTTCTTCTTCGCTTACGTTCCCTGCTATCTGCAAAAGCATTTCACGCTGTGCCTTCCAATGAAGCGTAAGGAAATAGTAGGGGTCTGTAATAATCTTAAAGACTGCTTCGGGAATGATGGCGTTAATCCGCGCTTCGTATTCCGCTTTCGTCTTCAATGGCACACCGTTATAGAAAAAGTCGGTGTGGTGTCCTTTCAGCACACGTTTTGTTTCCCCGTTGGGTACTTTCCATTCCTCTACAAGTACGCGGCGAAGTTCTACGGTTTCAACCGCTCCCGTTTCCTTGTCTATGATTTCAAACACACCCGTAACGCCGTGTTCGAGGTTGGGAATAAAATTGCCGTCTGCGTCGTTGGTCTTGATGCCAAACTTGCTATCGGTGTCGCCTTCGCTGTTCTTACCCCAAAGAAGCCAACTAAAAGCGTCTTTGATAGTCGTTTTACCTGTACCGTTACGTCCGCTAATCGTTGTAACATTGTCGCTAAAATCTATTGCGACATTCCGCAAACCCTTGAAGTTTACAAGCGTCAAACGCTTAATGATTACTTGTTTATTCATATAGCTGAATTATTAAAAAGTTATTGTTTCCCTTTATCTTTCCCGGCAAGTTCCAAAGCCATATCAGCGTCGATTATTATCAATGCCCCAACCTGCGTTATTGCCTTGTCAATCTTGCCGGATGCCTTAATGCGTGAAGCGGTTGTTTTGCTGCACCCAAAAAGTTTTTGCAATCCCTTCAACCCGTAAACAAACCGTTTCGGCTTAGGCATATTGCTGTCTTCGCCTTGCGCGTCTTCTTTCCGGGTTTCCCTAATTCTCGCGTCTATTGCGTCCAAAAGTTCGCCGAGCGTGAGGTCTATTACCCTTGTGTTAATACTGTTCTTGCTCAT